TTAAACGAGAGATTTGTCCTGATGGTAGGATTCACCCTACGTTTAATTTGCACTTTGCCAGAACTTTCAGATCTTCGTCAAATGATCCAAACCTTCAAAACATTCCCGTGAGGGATAAAGAAGCAAGAATATCTTGTCGAACTGGCTTAATACCAAGCAAGGGAAATCAAATTGGAGAAGTAGATTTTTCGTCTCTGGAAGTTAGAATTATGGCGTGCTACACAAACGATCCTGTATTGATGGATTACATTAATGACAAAACAACTGATATGCACCGAGATCAAGCAATAGATATTTTGCAATTACCAGCAAGTGAAATAACAAAAGAGTTAAGATTCCACACGAAAAATTCCATCGTTTTTGCCTTCTTTTATGGCTCCTGGTATAAGCCCTGCGCAGAGGGATTTTGGAAAAACATTAAAGGTCTTAAAACTGTTAGTGGTGTTGACATTTACAAACATTTAAAAAGCAAAGGATTGGAATATTATAAAGTAGCAGATTTAGGAATAGCAAGTTCCTTTGAACGACATTTACAAAAAATTGAAATTAAGTTTTGGGAGAAATACAAAGTAACAAAAGAGTGGACTGAATATCAAGAAAACTTTTATTTAAGGCATGGTTACGTTGAATTGAAAACAGGCTTTAGAAGATCGGGGTATTTAAAACGAAATCAAATTACAAATACTCCGGTTCAGGGAAGTGCTTTTCATTGTTTGCTTTGGTCTCTTATTGAATTGAATAAAGAGATTAAAAGTAGAAACTTGAAATCTAAAATTGTATGTCAAATTCACGATAGTATTGTCTTGGATATTGTTTCAAGTGAAGTTCAAGAAATTGTCAAAGTAACAAGAGAAATAATGACGGAAAGAATCAGAAATGAATGGAAATGGATTACTGTTCCTTTAGATGTTGAAATTGAATTAGCACCGATAGATAGTCCTTGGTTGGATAAGGAAGAGTATAAGGAGGATTAAATGGGACGAAAAAAACGTGGAGATATGTCCTCAAAGAAAATCAGAATAAGCTACACGATTTATCCTGAATTGGTTGATAGAATACATTTGCTTGCAAAGACTCATCACCAATCAGTATCAAGTGTATTTGAAGAAGCTGTTCTGCATTTTTTAGATTTGGTTGAGAAAGAAGCACAAGAAACAGTTGAAGAAATAATTGAAATTGAAGCTCCTAAACAATCCAGATTAAAACGGAGACCTAAAAATGACTGAAATAATTGTTGTACTTGCAGTAGTATCTGTTTTATTTTTAGCATTTAGAGAAGTTTGGTGTTGGTATTGGAAAATAAATGAAGTCTTGGCAGAGTTCAGAAAAGCTAATTCCAAATTGGAGAGAATTTATGACAAACTTACCGTTGCACCTAAAGTATAGACCAAACACTTTTGATGAATTAGTTGGGAATGAAAGTTTAGTTGATTCTTTACGATCAATTTTAGCAAGAACAGAAGGACAGCCAAGAACATTTCTTTTTCAAGGGCCAAGTGGTTGTGGGAAAACTACCCTGGCCAGAATAATGAAAAATGAATTAAATTGTTCAGATGAAGATTTCCACGAATACAATTCAGCAAACACACGAGGAATAGACACAATAAGAGAAATTCGCTCTACTGTTGATTATCAACCTTGGCTTGGAAAAGTAAAAATTTACTTAATGGATGAAGTCCATAAATTAACAAATGATGCTCAAAACGCTGTATTAAAACTCTTAGAAGACACTCCCGATCACGTTAGATTTATTCTCTGCACAACTGATCCAGAAAAACTTTTAAAGACAATCAGAACACGCTGCACTACGTTTCAAGTTCAAGCCCTACCAAAACGATCAATTACAAAACTTTTAAAAAATGTTTGTAAACAAGAAAGGATAACTGTAACTTCAGATTTTGAAAAAGTCCTTGATGAAATTGCAAGAGTAAGTGAGGGATTACCGAGGAAAGCATTAGTAATTTTAGATCAAGTAGTGGATTTAAATGATGAGGATGCTTTGAAAGCAATTGAAAAAATAATGTTAAACGAATCAACAACTATTGAACTGTGTAGATTATTAATAGAAAATGTTCCTAACAAATGGAAACAAATGGCAACAATTTTGAAAACACTCCAAGATGAACCTGAATCTGTCAGATACGCTATTCTGGGGTATTTAGGGTCAGTCTTATTAAACAATGGTGATATGAAAACAGCACAATTAATTTCAACATTTTCAGAATCTTTTATGTATTCAGGGAAAGCTGGATTGATTGCTGCCTGTTTTTTAGCATGTCAGGAGTAAACCGATGCAAATTTTCCTCGTTAATAAACCAAGTAAAGTAGCAGGTCAATCTTTGTGGGATCTTAAAGCTCATAGATTATTTTCCTACTTTTCTATTATTGATCTTGACTGCGCTTATGGGGAAAAAGAAAGATTTAATGAATTTTTGGCCTTACTTATTTCTGAAAAATCAAAAAAGCATGGTATACTTATTTTAAATAAAGGAGACAAAACAATGACTGATTTTAAAGAAAACATCGCTATTGACAAGTATTCTTTGGATTTGGAATTTGAAAAACATCCAATGCTTTATCACGAATTCGCTTTGGATATGATAAACGCTGAAGATGAAAGAGATAGAGCAAAGGATCAATTAGAACTATTTAGAGCGGAACTTGATGTTGCAATTAGACACGATCCAAAAGCATTTCATATAGAGAAATTAACTGAAGCCGCAATCATTTCCACAATTCTTAAAACAGAGAAGTTCAAAATAGCTCAAGATTATTTTAATACTTGTGTAAGTAGTGTTAGAATTTTGAAAATTGCAGTTGAATCTATTAATCAAAAGAAAACAGCGTTAGAAAATTTAGTTAAACTTTACTTAGGTGAATATTATTCAAAGGAGGTTCCAAAGGAAATCAAAGAAAGTATTTCAGAGAAAGTGTCGGATTTTATTCATGAGGATCTTAACAAACCCACATCAAGGTTACTACGCAATGCTTCTTGATTTATTACAAAGCTGGTTTAATGGTTTACTAATCTTATTAGGGATTATATTTCTATCCTACACAATTCCACGTTTGATTACTTACGCAATTTGTTCGTCTATTTATGAAACGAGATTAAAAAATTTGGAATCAACAATTAAAAAATGGAGGCAGTTAAATGAAATTAAGTGAGATGAAAGCGGAAATGCAAAAGGTTCTAAACCAAAGAATTCAAGAATCTTATGACACTCGGCAATCAACAGGAAAATTCAAAACTATTTTTAAAGAGGATATGCAAGTCCCTGTTTGGAAAATTGGTTCAGGAGATCATGTAATTGATATTATCCCTTACATAATTGGAGATGGAAATCCAAATTCAAAGCGTAAAGCTGGAGAGATTGGGGATTACCTGAATTTATTCGTTCACAATGGAATTGGAGTAAATGAGAATCAGTATATTTGTCTTGCAAGATGTTATAGCAAGCCCTGTCCAGTTTGTGAACTGCAATTAAAAATGCAAAGAGCTGGTGAAGAACCTGATGTATTAAAGAGTTATAGTCCTACTCGCCGGTGTTTGTATAACGTAATGGTGTATGATGATGGTAAGGAGGAAGCAAAGGGAGTGCAGGTTATGCTTGTTGCTTATTACTTTATGCAACGCCATTTGGATGAACTTGCAAATCCAGCAAGACCAGGTTCCCCCCGAACAAACTACATGGCTATAAACAAAACTGGAAAATCTATCTCTTTCAAACGAGAAGGTGCTGGAGCTAAAAACACTTCGTTTGTGGGACATAAATTTGTGGATCGGGATTACGATATTTCTGATGAAATTATTGATTCCGCTTTCTCTTTAGAAAACATTGTTCATATTCCAACTTACTCTGAAATTCATGATGCTCTTCATGGCACTATGGAAGAAAGCACAACTCCTGAAGCCTCGGAACATACAGCTCCTGCAGCTGGAATTGGGAGAGTTAGAAGAGGTGTTGTTTCTACAGTTGATGAAACAAAAAAACCAGAAGTTCAAGCCTCATCGGATGATCCTTTCTGCCCAGATCCTCACGGTCAAATTGGAACCAGCATTGACAAGTTAAATGCGTGTCAAATTTGTACCGTTTATGAGGCTTGTTTTGCTTTGAATGAAGAAATTGAAAAATTGGAAAGAGAAAAAAGACGATCTTCCATAAGTAGGAGACGAGCAAGTGCTTAAACGTAGAACTCAAGAAATTGTTGACAATATAACCGAGGGGATTTCCAATCCTAATAAGAGGGAATCCCCTCCTCTTCAAACTGTTTCAACCGGATCAACACTTTTAGACCTTGCAATTTCAGGCAAGGTCATCAAGGGAGGGGGTATTCCAGGGGGAAGTTTAGTTGAAGTTTTTGGGCCAAGTGGTGCTGGTAAGACAAGCATACTTGCTGAGATTGCTGCATCATGTCAAGCATTAATTGGAGATATTTTATTCTTAGACCCTGAAGCCAGATTGAATCAAGAATATACAAGAATTTATGGAGTAGAATTAAATTCAGAACAGTATTTTCGCCCTGATACTGTTTCAGAAATGTTTGACAAGATTTGGTCATGGAAGCCTCCAAATGATAAAGTGGTTAATGCTGTTTTAACTGATTCGCTTGCTGCTTTATCAACTAAAATGGAAATGGAGGATGAAGACAAATATGGAATGAGAAGGGGTAAAGAATTTTCTGAGGGATTGAGAAAAACTTGCCGTATTATTACCAACAATAATTGGATTGTTGTTTGTAGTAATCAAGTAAGGGAAGGCCCTTCAGGAGAAATTACACCAGGGGGAAAAGCAATTCCATTTTATTCTTCTTTAAGGATTCGTGTTGGTCCTCCAGCTACAGGGGGAAAAATTGTCAAAATTATTACGCTTGCAAATGGAAAGAAACATGAAAAGATAATAGGAATTCGCAGTAATTGTGTAATCAAAAAATCCAGCATTGATGATCCATTTCGGAGTTGTCTCATTTCCATTCTGTTTGGTTATGGAATAGATGACATTCGAGAGAATTTGCAGTATTTAAAAGACAATCTTGGATTGAGCAAGTATAAAGCAGTAGATCAAGAATTTGCTTTCATGGAAAAGGCTATTTCTTACATTGAAGACAACAATTTACAAGAATCTTTACAAGAAGAAGTAATTACTTTATGGGAGGAAATTGAAGCTAAATTCGTTGTAATTAGAAAACGGAAAAATAGATGAAAAAAATTAAAATAAAAAATTTTCAATCCCACAAATCCACAGAATTAAATCTCCATCCAAACGTCAACATAATTGTTGGACAATCCTCTTCAGGTAAAACCGCTATCTTCAGAGCAGTAGAATGGTTAAACACTAACAGACCATTAGGGACG